CACGTACCAACACAGGACACGGAAACAGGCGAAATCTATAAAGGCGGCATAAACATCTGGAAAGGCGTCTCAGAGCGTCCAAGAACAGCGCAAACTCTAAGCGTAGAGGATACCCAACTATTTATAAAGAGGCTAAGAAAGGCCGTCAAAGAGCCTCTGAGATACTTTTTAGCGGGAGAGTACGGAGACAACACAGCGAGACCACACTATCACATGATACTATATGGATGGCATCCGGACGACTTAAAACCAATCCACAAACTATCAAGACACGGGCATTATACAAGCGATAAGCTAATAAAAATCTGGGGACAAGGTGCAGTTGACATAGCGCAAGCAACACCAGAAACATATAATTATGTTGCAGGGTATGTAACCAAAAAACTGTATGGCAACGACAAAGAGCGTTACCAAAAAATGGGTTTAATACCACCATTTTGCACCATGAGCCGGAAACCGGGACTTGGAGATAAGTGGTTTGAGGACAACCAAGAACGACTCTGGCAGCAGGGGTACATACAGCTTACCAACGGCAAGAGAGCAGCCATACCAGAATACTACTGGAGAAAGCTGGAAGCTGAAAACCCTGAAAAAGCATGGAGAATCAAGAAGTACCGACAGGAAAAAGCCATAGCGTCCTTAATCGAAAGAAACGCGGAAACCGATAAACCATACGCAGAGCAGCTAAAGGACAAAGAAACATCTATGTCCAAAAAGATGAGCAAAGCCAAAGGCATATTTTGACACGTGGTGTCACTCCGCCAAGTAACTATCAAGTAAGACTACTTGGCGGAATGTTTTGTTTTATATTGACATGCACGTGCGCACACGTAATCGCGCGCACACGCGCATGATATTATTATTATTTTATTATTAATTTGTTGTAGTCGTAGTAGTAGGGAGTGTTGAAATGTTGAATACTATGAATTTTTATCCTTGGAACGATATTTTTTGGCTAATTTTAATGTTGATACTTTTGTGGATAACTTGTTAAAATGTTGAAAATGTAGCAATATGCACAAAAACCTTTGTGCAACATTTTGTGGAAAACCTGTTGAAAGTGTTGAAAGTGTTGAAAAAGCAAATAAAGGCCGTCCGGCGAGCGAAACCGAAAAGTTGCGTCATGCTCTTCGCACGGCGCACCGCGCCTACCGCATGACCTAAAATAAAAAGTTTCAGAAAAACTCTTGACAAATCGAAAGAACTGTGGAACAATACAGATAAAGAAAGGGGGTATAGAGATGAATACCATCAATCGTCTGAGTGTCAAAGCCTTAAGGGAGCTAGAAGAAATCGGCTCCTACGATACCGCAAAATACAGATACGTTATTAACCGGAGCAATGGAAGATGCTACCGCATCAATAAAGAGCTGCTAGGGACAACGGAAACACTCGACCCGGAAAATTGGGTGGAGCAATAACAAGGTTAAACAGCACAAAAGTGCTTTTTTACAAAACCATTTATACAAAATAATTTTTTAGGAGGTGTTTACTCTGACTCTCAAGGAAATTAACGCGCTGTTTAACAACATACGCAAGATCTTAGCCATGCTGGATAAGATTTACCACGCAGTAGAGGGCAACAAGCCCGAGGAGTAACCAAGTGAAAACATGGAACGTACGAGACCAGACCGATACGAACCTCATGCAGGAACTGACGCGAACCTACAAGGAAATCGACGGCGCGTACAAACTGCTACGACAGGCCGCAAAGTACGACGACGCAAAATTTTACCTTGACATGGCATTTCGCAAAAAGGCAAAAGCAACGGAAATTGAGGTGGAAATCCTCAGGAGAGAAATCAACAATGAGAAAGAGGAGTAAAGTCCGCAAATCCAAAGACGCAAAGATCTACAACAAAACCGCACGAAAGACCAAAGCAATCAACCTTGGTAGCGGCGCAATGCGAGGAGGTATCCGGCTGTGAACACCAATGTATATGGCATTTTCGACAACTGCGTAATGGGCTATATCACGATCTTTACCGAAAGAGATGACAAAGTCGCCGAGCGCAATTTTAAAATTGCGCTGACCGACGAACACAACATCATGAGCAAGACGCCAAGCGACTACAGACTGGTACGGCTTGCGAGGTTCGACGAAAAAACTGGCCTTTTTGAAGAAGCAAAGGAGAACATTTACGATGGCATTTCGCTCAGTAAGTAATTTCCGCGAAACCGCAACGGCAAAACCAACCGAAGCTGGGGAAAGCGTAAGGCGCACATACCTTTGGGAACGCAACGAAAAAGGCGAAAAGATCCTGAAGCTCGACCAGATAATCGACCAACAGGCCGAAATTGACAGCTACCTTGAAGAAACCAAGCTGGAAAACATCATCCGGCGAGCAAGCATCGACCCGGACATCGCAGCACGAATCGCGCCAGACCTCGGCGGCGGCATCCAAGACTTTACCGAGGCACCGCAGACACTGGCAGAACTCCAAAGCATCATGCTGAGAGCGGAACAGATCTGGGAAGAAGTACCCAAGGAAATTAAACTCAAGTTCGACAACGACGTCGATAAGTTCATCTCGAGTTACGGGACAATCGAATGGGCGAAAAATCTAGGCATTCTGGAAGAAAAGCCGAAAGCCGAGCCTAACACAGAAGAAAAACCGGAGGCCAAAGAGTGAACAGAAACAAAGACGCAGGATTTAACCAAGTCCCACGCTTGGACATCACGCGAAGTCGCTTCAAGCGGCGGCAGGACGTAAAGCTAACCATGAACGCAGGACAGCTAATCCCATTTTATGTGGATGAAGTGTTACCGGGCGATACTTTTAGCGTCGACCAAGCGGCGATTATCCGAATGACAACGCCTATTTTCCCGGTCATGGATAACTGCTACATGGACGTTTACTACTTTAACGTCCCGTGCCGTATCCTGTGGGAACACTTCAAACGGTTTATGGGCGAAAACGACACTGGTCCATGGGTACAAAAGCAGGAGTACACAATTCCGCAAGTTAAAATAGTCGGCACAGCAGAAAAACCCGCACCTTATGAAGGCAGCATCCTAGACTACATGGGCATCCCGACCAAGATAAGCAAGGGCGAAAGCACGGCGTTCACGGTCAACGCGCTGCCAATGCGGGCGTATGCTATGATTTGGCAGGAATGGTTCAGAGACCAAAACGTGGACAATCCGGCTATTAACAGCACGGCGGACGCAACTGTAAACTATAAGGACGACGAGAGTAAGGGCATGGACGCGGCAAAGCCAGACTTAGAGTACATTCTCCAAAACGCATACACCGGCGGCAGACCACTGCCGGTAAACAAATTTCACGACTACTTTACAAGCGCACTCCCAAGTCCGCAGAAAGCAGGAGAACCCGTAACCATCCCGCTGACTGGCAACGCACCTGTAAAAGCATACTCAGACAACGGAAATACACTGGACAGTGAAGAAATATACTTCAGATCATGGAATGCGGCAGGAGAAACAAAATATGCAACCGGCCGCAACGGCTTCAAAACCTCAGAAGGGTACAGACTGCGCGGAGCAGACTCAGAAGCAACACTAGGAGAAGTAGTAGGAAAAAACCATAACCTATATGCAGACATATCGGAAGTACAAGCAACCACTATCAACCAGCTGCGTCAAGCCTTCCAGGTGCAAAAGTACTACGAAGAACTTGCGCGCGGCGGCAGCAGATACCGTGAAATGATTTATTCGCTGTTTCATACCAAAATCAGCGATAAAACGGTACAAATCCCGGAATATCTGGGCGGTACGCGCATCACCATAAACATGAGCCAAGTCATCCAAACCAGCGGCACAACCGACGAAAGTCCGCAGGGCAACACAGCAGCAGTGAGCGTTACGCCGTACAACGGCAGTATGTTTACCAAGAGTTTCGAGGAACACGGCTTTGTTATCGGTGTATGCTGCATCCGGCATGACCATACTTACCAGCAGGGACTCGAACGGATGTGGAGTCGTAAAACCAATCTGGATTTCTATTACCCTGTCTTTGCAAATCTGGGAGAACAAGCCATTCTTAAAAAGGAGCTGTATCTGACTGGTACAAGCACCGACGAACAGGCATTTGGCTACCAAGAGGCGTGGGCAGAATACCGCATGAAACCTAACAGAATCAGCGGCAAATTCCGGAGCAACGCAACGGGCACTCTGGATAGATGGCACTATGGAGACAACTATAAGGAAACGCCAAGCTTAAGTCAAGCATGGATGAAAGAAGGAGACTCTGAAATCCAGCGAACTCTCGCAGTGGACAACGAACCTCAATTTATCATGGACACGATCATTGACAACACCAGCGTCAGACCGATGCCCATGTACAGCATTCCGGGGCTCGTAGATCATCACTAAAAACGAAAGGGGGAAAGCCCGGGGCAATACCCCGGGCATATTTTTATGGGTTTTTTAACAACATTCGGCTTAGGGCTCCTCAAAGCAGCAGTGCCAAGCTTAATAGGAGCAGCGGCAAATAAACTGTTTGGCACAAGCTCAAGCTACGGACAGCAAGGACAAGCAAACAGTCAAAGCAGCGGCTCAAGCTGGTCGCAAGGCACAAGCGACAGCGCAAGTTTCAGCAACAGCGGATCAAACGACGCCATAAACCAAAGCATTGCGGCACTAGCGAATCAGCTAAGCCAAGGCAGTATGGCCGGACAACAAAAATACAATCGCAACTCTATGCTCATGCAAATGGGATACAACACCTTGGGAGCAATCCAACAAGGCGTATACAATCACATCGAGCAGCAAACAGCCATGAGCTATAACAGCGCCGAGGCCGCAAAAAACAGAGCATGGCAAGAGCAAATGAGTAACACAGCATACCAAAGAGCCGTCGAAGATATGCGAAAAGCAGGGATTAACCCTATCTTAGCATACACGCAAGGCGGCGCAAGCACTCCAAGCGGAGCGCAAGGAACAATAGGCAGCGCAAGTATGGGCATGGCATCCAGCAGCGCACTGGGAGCAACAGCATTACCGGGCATCAAGCAGGATGGAAGTTGGAGCAGTCATAGCGAAGCATGGAGCCACGCAGAAAACGCAGCACAGAGCATCCAACAAGCTATCATGTCAAGCAGCTCAAGCCCAGTAAGACTCAAAGGAGACATGGAGGCCATAGCCGAAACAGCAGCGGAAAACGCAGCCAAGCTGAAAGAAAAATTCGCGGCGTTACCCGTAGCAGACAAAGCAAAGAGAGATCTTGCAGGACAATTAGAAAATGCAAGAAGATACTTACCCACAGGCTACATGAGTATAAATCCGAGAGGTAAATAAATGGGATGCAATAAACCGTTAATCCGGTTTTATGTACCTCACGACAGAGAGGCGAGTGGGCGAGTGTACTCACTCGCCTCTTTCAACGAGATACACAAGACCAAAATGACGTACGAAAATTTAATGTACCGCAAAGATGTAATGTTGATACCATGCGGGCAATGTACCGGGTGCAGACTGCGCAAACGGAAAGATTGGAGCACACGAATGGAGCTAGAAGCATATGGTCATGACAAAGAAAGCATCTGGTTTATAACACTGACTTATGACGATGACCACGTACCAACACAGGACACGGAAACAGGCGAAATCTATAAAGGCGGCATAAACATCTGGAAAGGCGTCTCAGAGCGTCCAAGAACAGCGCAAACTCTA